GGGGCCGCCTCGCCGCCGTAGAAGATGCGGACGCAGCGGTTGCCGCGGGGGATCGGGGCGCCGATCGCCACGTCCAGCCACTGCGCGTTGACGGTCGCCGCCGCCGCCAGCGCGTGCGTCAGGATGGCGGCCCGCTGGTCGGTGTAGACGCTCATTCGAGGCCCGCCGTCAGGTTGGCTGCCATGACGGCCCGGCTCGCCCGCATCTGCTGCGCAGCAGACCGGAAGGCGTGCGTCTTGGCCTCGAGCTTGCCGCCGCGGTAGTTGGCGTTCGCCATGCGTTCCATGACCTGCGTATCGGTCATGGACCAGGCGTGCATCTTCGGCGCGCTCTTGCTGCTCCCGCGCTGCCGCCGGACGCCGGACTGCGCGATGCCGAAGGACCGCGAGCCGCGAACGGCCCACGGCTCGACGTGGGTCTGGGACACGACGGCCGTCATCCACCACGGCGCGCCCCGCAGGCTGGACACGCGGCCGACGATGCCCGCCTCGAAGTCGCCCGTCTTGCGGTGGCCGGCGACGTTCGACCGGGCCATACGGACGCCTTCGTCCGCGAGCCCTTGGAGCATCCGCCGGATGTTCTGCCCGAGGCGCAGGTTGGCGTCCGGCATGAACAGCGGACCGGTCATCTCGATGGACGCGCCACCGGGACCCGCCCGCGTCTTGTAGTTGCCGCGGACGGCCATCAGGGCACCAGGTCCAGTCGCAGGTGGCCGATCGTCCGGCGCAGGATGAGATCCTCGCCCTCGCGCGGCGCGATCACGCCCACCTGACCGCCGCCGTCCATGCCGTCGGCCCCGGCGTCACGGGAGCGCCAGCGGCGCAGCGCCACGCGGTTGCAGGCGTCCACCACGGCGGCGTGGTAGATGATCCGCTTGAGCGTCTTGCCCGTGTCGTGGAGCGCGGCCGTGGTGCCGTTGCAACCGCGGTCCACCGTGATCAGGTGCTGGATCGCGTCGGTCGTGGCCGAGACGTAGAGCTGCTCGGACTCGACCATCAGCGTCATGCCGAGCGAGATGCCCGTGAGTTCCGAGACGTCGATGACCTGCTCGCTGGCGTCGAGCGCCTCCTGCGTCGTCACGGTCAGGTCGCGGGTGATGGCCGGGTAGCCCCATGTGCCCTCGACGTCGGTGACCTTGAAGCCGCTGCCGAATGCCGTGTTGGCGCCCATCCCGTGAAAGAACACGCGCCGGTACGGAGCGTCACCGTAGGAGCCGTCGCCACGCTGGAGGTAGAAGTCGGTGTTGACGGTGCAGGTCGTCTGGGTGCTGGCGGCCGTGCTGGCCCGCGTCTTGAGCGACGTCAGGACGGCGAGGTCGTCGTTGAGCCAGAGCGAGACGCCGCCGCTGGCGTCGTACTGGTTGGTCCCGGTGCGCGGCCCGAAGCCCGAGCCGCGCCCGCAGAACTCGTCGATACGCCGGCTCGCCGACTCGAGGACGCCCAGCATCGTGGCGTCCTGGTTGGTGCCCAGCGATGTGGAACCCTGCTCGCGCAGGAAGTCCTTGAACTCTTGGAGGCAGGCGTAGACGTGGGCCATGTCAGGACGTCTTGTAGGTGAGGGCGTTTGAGCCGGAGTGCATGACGGTGATGTTGGACGCGGCGGCCATGACGACCCGCAACCAGCCGGACCAGTTGACGTCCCACTGGTAGAACGTCCCGACAGCCACGTTGACCGGGAGCACGGCAATCGTGCCGCCCGCGTCGCTGACCGTGATCGTGCCGTTGGCGGTGGTGTTGATCTGGATTCCGTGGAGCGTGCCGGAGCCCTCGGCGATGATCGCGTCGGCGCCGCAGCCGAAGGTGATCGTGTCGTTGTTGGCGGCGATCGCCCACCCGGCGCTCGTGATGTTGATCACCTTGCTGAACCACTTGGTCCCCTCGACGAGGGTGGCATCGACCGCCGACGGGGTGAGCGTCTCGGTGATGACCTGCCCGGCGAGGTTGAGTCCGTAGATGAGCACGGTGCCCGGCGTGTCGGCGCCGGCGGCGAAGGTCCGCGTGAGCGTGACGTGCCGGGCCGTGTTGGCCTCGGGCATGGCGCCCGCGTTCCCGATCGGCGCATAGTCGCCGTTCGCCATGTCAACCGTGGTGATGAAGCGATCGACGTCGGCGACGGCCGGCTGGATGCCGTTGAGGGTCGTTCGTCCGTAGCCCATCACCGGCCTCGCTTCTGGCCAGGGGCTGCCGTGGCCTCCTCGATGACCGGCTCGGCCCGGAAGCGGACGGTGAGCGGGACCCAGATGCTGGGCCACTGCTTGACGACGGCGGCGTTGGGCTCGGCCAGGTCGCCGGCGCGGACCTCGACCATGATCCCGCCGAGCCCGCCGGTGAGCGACTCCCGAGCCTGTAGCAGTTCGGCGGTTCTCGCCATTGGTGTCTCCTTTGGTGCGGTGGGCCGGGGAGAGGGTTCCCCGGCCCAGTCGCTGCCGAACTAGGCGTTCTTGACCTGGACGAGGCGGCCGGCGTCGGCGTTCACCGTGTCGCTGTTGGTCCGCCAGTAGGCGTACAGCCCGCGCTGGCCGGTGGGCAGGTTGCCCTGTGCGGCGCCGAAGATCGTGGGGATGTACTCGACCGACATCCCGACGCGGTCAACGATCACGAACGACTTCGGGTCGCCGAACCACATGACGAAGAGATCGTCGGTGAGCAGGGTGTCCACCGCCGAGGGGACCTCGTACACCGGGTATCCGAGCAGCGGCCGGAGGCTGCCGTTCGCGTTGTTCCCGTTGGCCGCGACGGCCGCGTAGTAGTCGCCGCCGAAGAGGCGACCGCCGCTCGTCTCGAGGCCCTGGATGACGCGGAAGATGGCCTTGTTCATGAACCACGCCGCCCGCTGGCGGTGGCGAAGCGGGAGCGCCGCCTCGGTCGCGTCGATGTCGGCGATGACAATCGCGTGGGCCGTGCTGAGTTCGATGTGGGTGTAGAGGAGCGTCGCGAGGGGCGACAGCATGCCGTGCGGGTGGTGGGTGGCACCGGTTCCGACGGCGAACTCCGCTTCCTCGATGTTGTCCTTGGCTTCGTTGATGAGGACGGCCAGCTCCTGGCCGAGGTCGGGGCGGTCCTGGCCCATCGAGATGGAGTACGTGACGAAGGCGTGGGCCTTCTTCACGATGATCTCGGGCTGCGTGAAGGTCGGCCCCTGCTCGGTGGCAGCGGCGGCCTCGTCATCGAACGCGGCGACGACGGCGTTGGCCGTCAGGCCCCGCCAGGTGTCCGTGCCGACGATCTGCTCCACGCGGCAGGCCGCGCGGAACGGGTTGATGAAGGTGTGGGCGCCGGTTCCGATCACCGACAGGTCGTAGGCGTAGGGCACCGCGAACCCGCCGGTGCCGTCCGCGCCGACCGCGAGGGCGGTACCGCGCTCGCCGTCGGAGACGTAGGCGTTCCATGCGCGGCGGTACTGCGGGCTGCCCGTCGTGATGATCCGGGTCGCCAGCTCCTTGTTCCGGGAGTCCTTGTAGTCCACGAGCTTGGCCGCGTGGTCCCGGTTGTCGCCGGTGAGCGAGGTCGTGATCTCGATGGACCGCATCGCGTTGTCGCGGAGCATCTGGTTCCGCTGCTCCGGGTTCCGGGAGCGGGTGTAGACGGCGTCGATGTCGTAGATGTCGCTCTCGGTCTTGCGGACGAACGACGCGACGGGCTCGTATCCGGTCGGCGGCTCATCCACCGCCTTTGCCTCGCGAACCTGCGCGAGGCGGTTGCGCCACGAGGTCATGGCGTGGTCGAGGGCGGCGCGCTCGGCGACCTTCTCGTCGAAGGCAACCTGCTCCGCGTCGGGGAGGACGCCGGGCAGCTCAGCCGCGCGCTTGATCTCCGCGTCCAGCTCACGGACGCGGGCACCCATCTCGTCGAGGGTGTGGTACTTGGTGTCCAACTTGGGACTCTCCTTCTCCTGGATTGCTACGACGGTGACCGGCTCGTCGCTGCGCTCCAGCTCGAGGTGCGGCGTCTCGGCCGCTGCGTCGAGGGAGGGTGCTACCGGGTCGTTGGGGATGGGGTCCGACATCTCGTCGGACAGGGATCGGACGGCCACGGTCGCCCCGGCATCCGCCGGGAACGTGACCGGACCGAACTCGTAGACCCACGCCTGGCGGATGGTCCGCTCGGGCAGGCCCTTGGGATTGGCGGGGGACTTGCCGGGGCTCGGGTTGTACTCGTCGCGGGCAGGGTCAACACTGAAGCGATACGACACGCCGTAGACGCCCTCGCGCAGCCCGGCCATCACGAGCGGCGGGACACCCTCAAGGAGTTCGGCCTCGTAGTACGGGCCGTGCTTGTCTTCGCGCAGCTCGACAACCTTGGCGATCGGTTGCTCGCCGACGCTCGGGTCCCGCCCGTGCTGGAACAGGACCTTGATCGCCTTGTTCTCGGCGAAGGTCTTCTTGAACGCACCGGGCGCGATGCGCTCCATGAACTTGCCCTCACGGACGGAGTCGATCTCGTTGAAGGTGTCGAACCTCGCGAAGTGCCCCACGAGCCGGGGGGGGCGTCCGGCATCCTCGCGGACCTCGGACGGCCAGGAGATGGCGCGGTAGCCATCCGCCGGCGGGCGCTGGTCGGTCATTCGGTGTCACCTCCGTCGGGGACGTTCTCGTCGTCGGGGTTGTCGTCGGGCTCCGGCTCGGGCTCCGCTTCGGGTTCCGGCTCCGGCTGCTCGGGCATCGGCGGCTGGAGCTGGACGCTGAACAGGCCGGTATGGGTCAGCCGCTTGAGGTCGCCCGCGTTGACGGCGTTGACCACGCTGTCGGGCTCGAACCCGGCGTCGACGTATTGGCGGATGGCCTGCGCCTGCTTGGCCTGGACCTCGGCCGCGCTCATGATGTCGTCCTTCAGCGCCGCGACATCCCGGTCGTCGTACCAGAGTTCCGACTCACCGGGGACGTCGATGATCTGGGCGAACGACCCGCAGGCGTTGCGCCACAGCGGGCGCATCGTGAGGTCGGCAAAGCGGCGCATCGAGGCGGCGAAGTTCCCTGCGTTGAGGGACGACCCGGCCAGCCCCTCGGAGATCCCGACCACGGCCGCGGGGACGCCGGCAGCCGCGGCGATGCGCGTCTCGCCGAGGCCCTGGACGCTCTTGAAATCCACGCCGGTCGAGCCCATGTCGGAGCCAATGACCTTGGCGTCCATCGAGGCCGACAAGTACAACGACCGGTAGGCGTTGGCTGCGCCCTTGTGCTTCAACTCGAAGGCGTCCACCCATTCCTTGAACGACGCCTGCGACGCCGACGGGACGCCGGTCACCACGAGGTTGGGCGTCGCGCCGTTCTCGAGGTAGGCCGACTTGAACGTCGTCATCGTGCTGTCGGCGGCGACCTCGCGGAGCAGCGACGTGAGCCAGCTCATGCCGCGGTGCGGGGCCAGCGGGTCGGGGATCGGGGCGAAGTGCGCGACCTGCTCGACGTTGTACGCGATGGGCTTCCTGCCGCCGGCGGTGCCGCCGGGCTGGTACAGGTAGCCGATGACCTCGGAGTCCGGGTCCCACATATCGGAGCCGCTGTAGGCGATCGTCACCCAGTCGGGGCGCAGGCGGATCAGCCGGCCGACGCCGCGCAGCCAGAAGGCGTTGCCCGAGAGGTCGTTGTCCTGCATCGTCCGCGCCAGCAGGTCGCCCGTCGTGCCGCCCGGCCACGGCACGCGGAGGAGATCAAGCTCCGGCTGGCTCCACAGCTCGCCCGGCGTGCCCGAGCGTAGGTGCCTGTACATGAATCTGGCTTCAGAAAACAAGGCTGCGCGCGCTTGGCAACATGCGAATGCCACAGGATTTGACTTGAGCACGCCGTAGGCGAGTCCGGCGAAGTCGCGGCCGATCTCCTCCTTGTTGCCCACGAGCGTCTGCTGGAGCCCGAGCGGGTACTGGTTGCCGTTGAAGGTGACCCACGGCAGGTACTCGCGCGCCTCGGCCGGGCGGTCGCGGCCGGGTGCCGGGGAGAACAGGGAGGCGATCGTCGTTCTCAGGCCCATGACGCGAATGCCTCCGGCTGGGGCGTCGCCGGCGAGGCGGCGAAGGAGTTGACCATTGCGGCGGCCTTCAGCGCGTCGATGACACGGCGGTCCTGGTCGGACAGGCGCGACTCGTGCGGGCGGGCGAAGATCGCGTCGCCGAGCGGTAGAAGTCGGGCGACGGCGTTGAGGGCGTGCGAGGTGAGGGCGGCGTCGCCCGAGTGGTGGAGCCAGCCCTTGCGGAGCGCCTCCATAAAGCGGTTGTACTCGTCGACCTGGGCTGGAATGCCCTGCGGCCAGTCGATGACGCGGCAGCCGAGCTCCGTCTCCATCCACGACCCGAACTGCTCGGCCCGGCTGGTGTCCATCACGACGGTGTCAATCGGGTTCCGCTCGTGGATCGCCAGCACCGCGGCCTCCAGCCGGGCGGGGTCGAGCGACGAGCCGTCGCGCGGCGGGACGAGGACCGATGCCGGGCCGAGGAGTCGGTACTCGGGGTCGCGCATCCAGAACGGCACGAAGGCCGTCGTGTCCCACTTCCACGCAAGGTCGGCCCCCATCCAGATCGGCTCGCCCTCGGGGATCTGGTCGTCCACCCTTGCCTTCGCCCATTCGGCCTCGGTGATCGCGGCGTTGTCGGCCCGCGTCGGCCGGTTGCAGGCGAACCGCATCCAGTGCGCCAGCGTCATCGTCGGGCTGCCGTACTTCTCGCGCAGGCTGTCGATCGTGATCCCGGTGAACGGGTTCGCGGCCTTGACGACGGCGAAGTCCTCGTGGTCCGCCTTCTCCGGAACCGCCCACTCGTGGAGCACGACCCGGTTCGAGACGGCCCGGATGTGCGAGCCCTTGCGGACGACCTCGGCCGACTGCTGGCGGATGCGCTCCCGCGTCAGTTC